TATATAAGCGGCTTTCCTGCCAAATCTAGGAGTGATTATGTTTTAACCCACTTATCGGAAGCTCGAAGACTGCTTAAGCATATTCAGCAGGATGCATCTAATGGCCAAATCTCGGATATAACACGGGATATTGGTAGCTTTTTCGAGAAGTATCCATATCTTGAATGGGTAACTGAGGAGACCACCGAATGATAACCGTAGAGCAACGAAGCTACTTATTAGCTTTGGGAGCGAGAGAGATGAGAGGAGCAGCTCAAGCAGATGAGGCTGCTCTTAATCGTTTCATTGATGCAGCGAGCCCAGTAGCAAAGCAGTGGGGTATTGAAAATCCAGAAATCTACCTTAAAGAGATGTGGCACAGGCACTTTAAGATCATTCGTGATAGTTGGATCCATGGCTGGGATTGTATGCAACACACAGCGTCTTTGCTTTACGATGACCCTGCATATTCTCCAAAAGATAACTGAAGAGAAGTCCTCGTAAAAAAAACACGTGCTATAATGAGAAGCTAATGTATTAGGCATTGATGGCTTCTCATTTTTTTCAATTCTTGAAAGGAGAGAAGGAAATGACACATATTCCGGAAGAAGCCCGGCTCGAAATAGAGCAGCTTGAAAGGAAAGCTGCTAGAGCCAGGGGGTGTGCGTGTCTCCCAGTTACTCACATCCTGAACAATGATACCGATCAGGCTCGTTTTAAGACAGTTTGGGTAAACTCGTCACATTGCCCCTTGAATCGAGCCCATGTTGTCGCGTCTTTAATTTCCGATAATGAGGTGGACGCTTATTTCGATAATTTCGACATTCCGGCCTTGGCTAGGCTCTTGAAAGCTGATATGGATGCTTATTTGGATGGCATTGAGGTTATTAAGAAAATTAAGCGTTCCTTAGCCGATTATTATGGAGGAGATGCTGCCCAGATCAAAGATAGGGATCTCCCTGAGATGATCGAGAAACTGAAAAACGAATGCCTGGGATATTCCCTAATAATTGGTAGCATAAAGCGAATAATCAAGGATTAATCAAAGTTTTAAAGCATGCTGTATCGATCGAGACGAGTATTCTGTTGAGGAGTTTCCGGTGATAGGCTTAGCCTAGCCCTGGATAGACGACGGTACGGCATGAATATTTAAGAGTTGGTAGAGTGCGTGGCTAGGCCTCGCTTAGCTAGAGGACGCTATCAGCGACCTTGAGTCGGTGGTGCCCTGCTCCCCGATAAGCACGCCAGCTCTTTATTTAAATCGGATGCGTAGCTCAATGGCGGAGCAGGCAGCTCATAACTGTCGGGTTCCCGGTTCGAATCTGGGCGCATCCACTGCGAATGCGACATTCGCTGGCAGCCGGAAAGTAGCTTAGAAGTCCTACTAGTTGACGGCGAACTAGTAGGATAACCATCTTAAAAGGAGATGAAATGAAAAGAACACTTGGAGTTTTATTTGATGTTATAATGGTCTTTTTGACCGGGGGGCTATGGATCATCTGGATCCTCGTTCGGTATTTACGGGCCAATTCAAACTACACCCAGAAGAAAGCCTATTGAATGGAGGTGGCCTCTCCTGACAGCCGGAAAGATAGCAACACGATCCTGGAATATACGGCAATGACCAGGATCAAACTCTTGAAAGGAGATATATGAATTGGCTTTTTCTTTCTGCTAATGGTCATGAAGGAGCTGTTCTTTCGGCGGATAACCCAGAACAAGCGGCAAAACTATTTTTGTCGGAATGGAATGAAAAATATTATGAAGAATGGAAATTTGAAATGTCTTGTTTGACGTCCAATCTTCTATACATTTATTCAAAAAAGAGAAATTCGGTATTAAAGTTTTATATATTGAAATTCAAAGAAAAGGAAACCAAAAGTTTTCAATTTTTGGAATGACCTAGTTCCGAATAACAAGGAGGCCGCATATGCCCGATCCAGAAAACTGGGACTGCTTGTAGAGGATAAGGGAAGCAGCTCGTTACTGCCCAAGCAGTTAGGGTAGATATTTTTACAATATTCAGACAATAGAATAGCTCCGTAAGTGTAAAGGGAAGGTAAAGTAACGTTGGTCAAAGGGCTATAGTCCAATGTCGGTTATAGAGATATAATCGGCGTGAATACGATAACTGATTGCCTTATAGATTCGCTTTTGATTTTCGTATAATTGCGATAGTTTAGCCCGTATTTCCTTGAAAGGAGAATAAGATGTGGTGGAAACTAGCATTGATATTAGAAGATATAGCGGACTACCTAAAAAAGAAAAACGGGGGAATTCATTACTACGTTCTGTCTTTCCAGTTTTATAGAGAGGAAGAACGAGAAAAATTCGAGAAATTGCTTCATGATAAAATCTATTTAGGCGATGAAGAATTCAAAATGGAGTACAAAATACTCACTGAATGTCATGACTAATACTCTTTATGATTTAAACGAGGATAGTAGCATACTAGATAATGCAGAGAGAACCTGGATATACGCAAAGAAGACTCATTATCTGACTTCCAGAGTCCTACTTGCTAGGACCAGCGGCCTAATCTGAGGCGGCTACTATCCTCGTTTAAATCATAAAGAAAACTCTTGAAAGGAGAGAAAAATGGACCAATTACTACAGAAGGCGCTGGATTCTTTAGCCTTTAGGGACACTAAGAAACTGCTCGTCGATTTGGCTATCAATTTTTCGGAGGAGACGCGCCGAGTTGTTGTTTCGCGTGGTACTATGTACTACTACTTCGAGATCCTTCCTGAGAACCCGATTCTTCCTCCGAGAAGGGTACGAATCCCACTAATTCCATTTTTCGGAATGTATGTGGGTTACAACAGTGAAGTTGATATCCTAGTCTTTCAAGACACGGAGTGATAAAAATGAGACTTAAGCGGCGTCTTCGAGCTCTAATCACCTGGTCTCTCATCTGTGCGATAGTTGTCCCGGCGATTGCCGTGCCGGTGATAGCGCAGATACCACCCCAGCCTGACATAGACTACTACGTTGCGACGTACGGCCCGTCGCATGACACATGGTTACCGTTGATATTGAATGGAGAATGAAATGAAGAAATTCCTAATATCCCTCTATATCTTTATCCAACTGTATCGGATGGGCTATATTTGGTCCGGATTATTTCAACAAGGTTGGGGGTTTTATCGCCTTAACTACCTAAAGGGCGATGTGAAGGAATATTCACTGCTTGATGTGGATTTCTCTACCAGGAAGGATCACCCCTACTCCCATGTCCATGGGGGTAAATCGAACTTTACCATATTCCGGGTAGATGAAGGTAAAATAACCGTTTCCTCGAAAATCCCGTTCGGAATGGAGAAATCTCATGAGACAAAAGATATACAGGATAGTGGAAATCTTGACCTGGATCCTGGTTTTGATTAGCCTGATCGTAATGGTACTTGTGGTAATGGTAAATAAAGTTTCAGGCATTACCTATCTTCTTGCCTACACAACGGGCCTTCTGATTAGCATCCTGATCATAAAGCGAATTATCTCTTGAAAGGAGGAGTGGAGTCATGAAAGCAAAAGTCAAAGATACAGCGGACCAGATCGTTTTCTATGCGCTTCTTATTGTGCTAATACTAGGGTCGGGATCCGCATGTGCCTGGCTCTTCAAGATGTGGATGGCAGCTAATACCATCCCATTCTAATCGGTATCTAGGGAAGTGTGCCAGTGAGAGGCTCAACGCACGACGCGGGTGCGGAGGCTTATCTTAGATGACTGACAGGGTACGCGTAGTACCGCTTGTTCCGGTCTAAGCGAATAGCTGTGGCACTGGTACGCAACAGCCACCTGGAGTGCGGGTAGAGTGTGTTTATAGGCTAGCATTCTACTGACATGGGTACAGACCAAACCTCTGCTGTGCCCATACTAAAAAGCACCATGGACGCATGTGATCCATATCCTTGCGCTGGTGCGAAAACCACCGGTTTGGATTTAAAGAATGAACGAGAGTGGCTACGGTCGATCATAAGTACGGCTGGTATCGAGCCAATAATCATCCAATAGATACCAGTACTCATATTCTTGAAAGGAGATAATGAGATGCAAAAGATAGTATCATATTGGGCCGATTGGCCCGTGATGAGAGACTCGAGAGTGGATTACTCGAGAGCCCAGGGGCCGGATTGGGATGATACACGAATCCCTGGGAATATGGCTTCTCCGGCAGCATATGGATACGTGCATGAATGCGACGTATGTGGGGAGCAGTACGAAGTTCCAAGCTGCATCATGGAAAACAAATTCCATTGCGACCATCTGCATGGAAGAGAGTTGATGGTGGTTCAAACAAGATATGGAGAAAAAACAGTTAAAGCTGACTCCGTCAAAAAATTCAATGACGGGCTCGCTAAGGGGATGGAGCAGGCCATTGAAAATGGGGAACTTCATCGTATAGTCCGATAAGCTAGTTAAAGGGAGAAAACGATGGACGAAGCGCAAATGAGTAAGCTATTGAACGCCATTAAAGAGGACGACAAGGCTGACATTAACGCTTTAGCCTGTGGCCACTTCATCACAAGTGACGGACATTGCAACTGGGAAAACATGAAAGCTTTTGAAGAATTCTCTGGGTGCGTATTTTTCCCAATCGAGAAAGACTCTTTCGGATGGCTAGTCGGAGGGATTAAATATGGGAAAAGGACTTACTCATATGGATAAACCAATCTATACTAATGCGAGTTTTGCGTTCAGAAGCGGCAAATTCTTGGTGGAGGAGAACATCACTCAAGACAGAGTCTTTGAGTTGATCGAGTCCTTCTACACACCAGAAAATACGGACTTCACCATCGAGTTCTGGGATATGTCCCAAAATCCTCCGCGCTGGATTGAGGTTTGTCCTTCAGCACCAGATCAGTTGTTTCTTGAAAGGAGAGATACCAATGAAAGTAAGCAAGCATAATCCTGCCCCCTACTCGCGAAATTCAGCTTCTAATCCCTACTTGGAATATTCCCTAAGCAGGAGATATGTTCTTTATGTTAAGAACAATTTCGATCCAAGTAAAGAACATATTTACAAAATCACTCTGCCGATCGATTGGGAGAATGATGAAGTCGAAGCCGTGAGTTATTTCTATAAGACGGTTGACAATGATGCTAAGGTGTCCAACGTGTTGACATATGAGCAGTATGTTGATGCAAGTTTGGAAAGGGGGTTTGAGTATCATCTTGCTCATAAGATGGAGGCCTCTCCTGCCCAGCTTAATCACCTATTCTCAAAGGCATGGATTGTTGACGCTGTCCGATTATCGTTAGGCCAGTTCTATCAGCTAACGCCAGAAGAAATCCAAGATTCTGATATTCTTAGAATACTGGAGAAATTGGAGGGGGATGCTAGGCAATATGTGAAAAGCTTAGCTATTATCGAAGAGGAGACAAGAAGGGCGATGAATCACAAACTCCCCTTTGCTTTTCGCAAATAAAACACGTGTTATAATGAGAAGCTAATGTAGTCTTTGGACTATGGACGCATGTGATCCATATCCTTGCGCTAGTTCAAAGACTATATTAGCTTCTCATATTTTTCAACTCTTGAAAGGAGAGAACTATTATGGACGAGAACCCAAACAGCACTGGCCTGTATTTTTGGACAGGAGCCGAGTTCAAAGATTTGCCTCCGGTGCTCAAGCAGAAGTTCATCGATGCCCGGGAGAATAAAACACGTAAATATTCTCTTGTCGCCATCACCAAAAAGACATTGGTGGTGATGAAGCCTGGAGAGGTCAAGGGTTTTGGACCTTTGCAGAATGAGGCCGATGCAGTTAAGGCATTGAAGAGTATTCGCAACGCTGCTGCAAAAATGCACTGGCCAGAGGGTGCCAGTTGCGGGACTCTGGAAGACGATGAGACCCATTTGTGGTATGTAACGGTTATGCGGAAGGATAAGGAAGAGCTCATCTAATTTACTTGTCACTGCCATGGAAGTGGCATGTCAACAAAACGGAGATCAACCCCGCGGATTCAGGGTGTTGCGCAGACCCGACTGGATAGAAACGTCCTGAGGTGACTGGCAGTCAATAAGACTGCCTTTCTTTTTTTCTTCTTGAAAGGAGAATAAGATGCCTAGATACTCTAAGCGATTTAAAAACTTAATGCCTACTATTGCTGGAATCGCATCCTATATAGAAACCAAAGTGGGTGGAGTAGTTTTTCCATTTGACGATAAAAAACTTAAAGCAGTAAATTTCAGATGGAAAAAGATGAACCCGAATACTAAGGAAGGCCTGCGATACAACTATAAGGTTTCATATCTTGACCTAGAAACTATGATAGAACCTATGGCCATTGCGATGGGTATTGTCGATAAAATTGAAAGGGGAGCGGAATAATGAACGATATAGTTGAAGATATTTTCGAGGATGCAAAGAAAGTCCTGGTAAATAAAAGGGAAGTTAAGTTCCACATGGTAAATAAAACTATCATTTTTGATGAGCCTATTTCCATGCAAGGAGGAGATAGAGTAGAAATCGAATGGGTTTTTAGTGATGACGGAACACAAGTAGCAAAAAGTGTATTTATTTGCTCTTAAAAGGAGACATAAATGGCTGATGATATTTTTCCTCCAAAAAATCTTAATTTGAAAGAGCCCGAACCGATTAAGCCCCCTAATGGGGGTGTTTATATTTGGGACTTGGTTATTAAAGACATGATAGAACGAGATAGTATGGGAACTGAAAAATATGGAACTCGTCTGCAGCCTTTCAATGGTCGCGGTGCTCTAGTTGATGCCTATCAAGAAGTCCTAGATTTAGCTGTATATTTGCGACAGAAAATTTATGAGGAAACGGGAAAATGACAGAGCCATATGATTGCACTGATGATATAAAAAGGCATATTTGGCGCGTTAGAAAAAGGATGCAGGACTTTGCCCGGCAGATTGTCGACCGCTCAACATCCCATGATAAAACTAAACTAGAAGAACCAGAAAAGTCAATGTATGATGAATTTACACCGAAGCTTAGGGAAGTCATTTTTGGAAGTGATGAATACAGAGCCTCACTTGCCAATATGGGTACTGCTTTGCAACATCATTATCAGGAAAATCGACATCATCCCGAACACTTCAAAAACGGTATCAATGGCATGACCTTGGTGGACTTAGTAGAAATGGTTTCTGACTGGATGGCCATGGCTGAGGTGAAAAATTCATCTACTGATTTGGCCTATCTCGCCAATCGTTTTAATATTTCTGAGCAATTAGTAGATATCATAGCTAATACTATTCGGGAGAATGATCAAGGAGTAATAAGATGATGGATAGATTTGATCTTGCCAGATGGAATGCTATTAGACTCATATTGCTAGGAGTGCTGTATATTTTATATAAAATGTACGCCACTGGAGCAGATTCTCACTCTGCGAAGGATTTAATGCGCGAAATTGGCAATCAGGTCGAGCTAATGGATAGATTAGTAGATAGGGGCGAGGATGGAGGAAACAATGTTTAACCTTAACCAAGTAGGCAAGATTGATGGAAGCTTTCGGGAGTTAATGCGAAAGTTAGAGGATCCGAGAATAATCATAACTCCAGATGCTGTGGAGATGCGTGAAGTAATCGAAGATGTGCGCTTGCATGGACGTGGGATTGCAGTTCACAACCGCAAAGTAACTCGCGCATTTCCTGCAATCTATCAAACACCTAATAATACTATTTTGGTTCATCCCAAATTTCAACAGGAAGTACATAGAATCTTAAATGATTCTATAGAGAAGGATCTTAATAGGGCAATTTTGAGAGGTTCTAATGGCAGATGATATTCTTTGCCCGACCTGTGGTCACTCACTAGCTTTTCATCAGTATGATGGTGGGTTGTGCGAGGCACCTATTGGGGGACTTACTTCTAAGAATATATGCGGATGCCCGTTAACTTTGCACATATATATTCAGAATCTACAAACAAAAGATGATCGATTTGACCAGATGGAGGAAATGTACGAGCAGTGTAGAGAGTCTTTGTCGAAGGCGATCGAATCTTTGGAATCTAAGCTTCAAGACGAGGTTGCTGTTAGTTCCGCAGCTTTGGATTCTGTATCAAAGAAAGTCGAGTTTTTGGAATTGAAACTTAAGACTGTTCGAGAACTAATAGACGAACCTATGTCGTTTTCTAAATGGTTCGAACGTGGTTATAGACACACAGCAATTAAGATGATTAACGTTGATGGAATAATTTCAGAATTAGAAAAGGATATGGAATAAATGGCTAACATAACATTAACAGAACAGGCCCTAGTAGAGGCTTTAAATGAGTGGACAAGCAAGCAAGGAGTTGTCCTATCCCAGGCGAATCCTCATTTCTTTATGCAAGTATTAAGGGAAAGAGGACTCGAGATTGTGCAATCTAGCGAACTTACTAAAATTCGTTATGAGCAAAAATACCTTCGAGAAGAAATTAGCAAGATTCTTAGGGCAGCAACTGCTGCAAAAACAAAGATTCAGCAATTGGATGAGAACAAAGATTTGCTTAGAGATGCCCATAAATCCGAGCCTACTAAGCCTCTAAATGCCAAATCTGAGACTAAAAATCCCCCGCGCAAAGTGTGACAGGAAAGGGGGTATTGCAGGGGGAAAACCAACTAAAAAGTGTGACACTTTTTTTTCAAAAGTGTCACAACCACTATAAAAGTGTCACAAAAAATGACACTTTTTACATAAAAAAATGGAAAAATTGGAAAAAAGTGTGACACTTTTTTTAAATTGTGACACATTTGTGACACTTTTGAAAAAAAAGTGTCACACTTTTTTAGGGTTTTTTCAAAAAATTTACTCGACAAAATTTGTAAAAAGAGCAAAAAAAGGGCTTTTTTAGCGTTTTGTGACACTTGTGACACTTTTTTTCTCAAGACTCTGTGGAAGTGTTAAAAATGACTTCCATAGAGTTTATAAGGAAATTTACGCAAAAGTGTCACAAAGCACTTTTGAAAGGAGAAATGATGGACTTCTATCAAATAAAAGAGCGAAGTTCAAAGAATAAAACAATCGAAATCTATCCAGATTTCAAGGTTGCTCGCTCTAAAGACTTAATGGTTCGTGGAAGATCCTTCTATGCGATATGGGATGAAGAGAAAGGTCTTTGGAGTACGGACGAATATGACGTCCAAAGACTTGTAGATAAAGAGTTATATGAGTACAAGAACCGGCTATCAGAAAAGACAGAAAATCCAATCCATGCGAAATACATGAGTGACTATTCAACTAACAGCTGGGCGTCTTATAGGAACTATATTTATCATCTCTCAGATAACGCGCATCAACTCGATACTTGTCTAACATTCATGAATACCGATGTAAAGAAAAAAGATTATGTGAGTAGAAGACTTCCATATTCTTTGGAAAAAGGTGAATGCCCGGCATATGACGAGTTAATGTCTATGCTATATAATCCAGAGGAAAGAGCGAAGTTAGAATGGGCTATTGGGGCAATAGTTGCCGGAGAAGCAAAAGATATTCAAAAGTTTGTGGTTTTATATGGAAGTGCGGGTTCGGGTAAATCCACATTTTTGAATATCATTCAAAAGTTATTTCCAGGATATTATACAACCTTTGAGGCGAAAGCTCTTACTGGTTCAAATAATACTTTTTCCACTGAAGTATTTAGATCTAACCCGTTAGTCGCTCTTCAGCATGATGGGGATTTATCGAGGATCGAAGACAACACAAAACTTAACTCGATCGTATCTCACGAAGAGATGACGATGAATGAAAAGTATAAGCCTAGCTACACTGCTAGGGCCAATTGCTTTTTGTTTATGGCAACGAATAAACCTGTAAAGATTAGCGATGCAAAAGCTGGTATCATTAGACGCTTAATCGATGTTCATCCGTCTGGAAGAAAACTTCCAATAAATAAATATTATAGTATAATTTCTAGAATTGAATTTGAGTTGGGTGCCATCGCCTATAAATGTATGGAAGTATATTGGAAACTCGGAAAGAATTATTACAGTAATTATAGGCCTCTGGATATGATTTTTCAAACAGACGTGTTCTTTAATTTTGTCGAATCATATTTTGATACGTTTGTAGAACAAGGAGGCGCCACGTTATCGCAGGCTTATGATATGTATAAGAGATATTGTGATGATGCCCTTGTTGAATTTAAGTTACCACTTCATAAATTTAGAGAAGAACTTAAGAATTATTTCGAGAGTTTTGATGAAAGAACAAGGATTGATGGAAAACAAGTCAGAAATTATTATTCAAGACTTATAACTTCTAAGTTTACAGTTACAGAAGATAACCCCTCCGAGGATACAAATGTGAGTTGGCTTACTTTAGACAATACTAGTTCTATATTTGACACAATAGGTGGGGAGTTTTCAGCTCAATATGCGTCTGCAAAATATGAAACACCAAGTCGCCCTTGGAGTAAAAACTCTACAAAATTGAAAGACCTTGATACTAGAAAACTTCATTATGTTAAAGTTCCACTTAATCATATTATAATAGATTTCGATATAAAAGATCTTGATGGAAATAAATCACTAGATAGAAACATGGATGCTGCTAGTCGATGGCCCCCAACCTATGCGGAATATAGTAAAAGCCAGGCAGGAATTCATCTTCATTATATTTATGAAGGTGATCCAAATAGACTTAGTAATTCATATGCGGAAGGAATAGAGGTTAAAGTTTTTCATGGCGATGCGGCGTTGCGAAGAAAGTTCACTAAGTGTAATAGTATTTCTATAAACTCTATTAATAGTGGACTGCCCTTGAAAGGAGAAAAGATGATTAATTTTGACGTGGTGAAGACCGAAAAGGGGATTAGAGATCTTATAAAACGAAATCTAACAAAAGAGTTTCATCCAGGTACTAAGCCTAGTATAGATTTTATATATACCATTCTTGAAGAGGCGTATAATTCTGGGTTAAAATATGATGTTAGAGATATGCGTCAAAAGGTTTTAGTTTTCGCTAACAATAGTACACATCAATCGGATTATTGTTTGAAATTGGTTGATAAGATGCATTTTCAATCTGAAGAACCAAGTCAAGATTTAGGGAAATACAGTAATGATAGTTTGGCCTTTTTCGATGTTGAAGTGTTTCCTAATCTTTTCCTTGTATCCTGGAAGTATGAGGGAGATAATAATGAATGTGTCCATCTAATCAATCCTACAGCTCAAGAGATTGAAGAGCTAATGAAGATGAAATTGGTCGGATTTAACTGCCGGAGATATGATAATCACATGCTCTATGCCCGATATATTGGGTATAGCGTAAAAGAAATTTTTAATCTCAGTCAAAAGATCATCGTGGATGATAATAAAGGCAGTTTCTTTGGCGAGGCTTACAATATCTCTTATACTGATGTATATGATTTTATTTCAGAAAAGAAAAGCTTAAAAAAGTTTGAGATCGAACTTCATATTCATCATCAAGAATTAGGTTTGCCCTTTGATCAAGAAGTTAAAGAAGAAGATATTCCGGCAGTTGTGGAGTATTGCGATAACGATGTGAGAGCTACTGAAGCTGTGTTTCATAGTCGAAAAGAAGATTTTATAGCGAGACAAATTCTTGCCGATTTGAGTGGATTAACAGTTAATGATAGCACTCAGTCTCACACAGCAAAGATCATATTTGGTAATGATCCTCGCCCCCAAGATAAATTTAACTATGTTCATCTTGAAGAAACATTTCCTGGTTATAAATTTGAATCAGGAAAGAGTTTTTATCGTGGAGAAGAAGTTGGAGAAGGAGGGTATGTCTATGCTGAACCAGGTTTTTATAGGGATGTCGCCTTGTTGGATGTTGCTTCTATGCATCCAACGTCAATCCGGATTCTTGATCTGTTCGGTAGTACCTATACTAAAAACTACTCGGAGATCATTGATGCGCGTCTAGCCATCAAGCATAAAGACTTTGATTCAGCTAGAAAAATGTTAAATGGGTGTCTTGACAAATATTTAACATCTACTGCTGGGGCAGCTGAGTTAGCCTATGCATTAAAGATAGTTATCAATATTGTATATGGATTGACATCAGCAAAGTTTTCAAACAAATTCAGAGATTCAAGAAATATAGATAATATCGTTGCTAAACGGGGTGCTTTGTTTATGATCGATTTAAAGCACGCTGTACAGGAAAAAGGTTTCAAGGTAGCCCATATTAAAACAGACTCTATTAAGATCCCCGAAGCAAATGGAGAAATAATAGATTTTGTTTTTGAGTTCGGAAAGAAATATGGCTATACATTTGAGCATGAAGCTACATTGGATAAATTTTGTCTTGTAAATGATGCGGTTTATGTTGCCCGTTACTCCGGTAAGGAAACAGGAAAATGGGTGGCTGTTGGGGCACAATTTCAACATCCATATGTCTTCAAAACTTTGTTCACTCCTGATGATGAAATTACTTTCTACGACCTCTGCGAGACAAAATCTGTAACTACCGCTTTATATCTGGACATGAATGAAAGTTTATCCGAAGATGAGCACAATTACATCTTTGTTGGAAAAGTTGGGTCTTTCTGCCCGATTAAAGCTAGTTGTGGTGGTGGGCTTTTAATGAGGGAAAAAGATGGAAAGTACTATGCGGCTTCGGGAACCAAAGGATATCGGTGGCTTGAAGCGGAGGTAGTAAAAAGTTCAGGAAAGGAGAATGATATCGATAAAATGTACCATGAGCATCTGGTAGATGAAGCGCTAGATGCAATCGAAGAATATATTAAGAAAGATGAATTTTTTGATGAATGAAAGGAGAGCTAATGGGGAATTGGCGTGATCAAGCTAGAGAATTATATGCCAAAAGATCATATACTTCCGATCCACCGACTCTTGCCCTTGGAGTATGCGAAGAAGCAGGAGAAGTGGCGAAAGCGGTAAATGTATTTTTCAATCCCAAATTTATCCCAAAGGGTATTGGGGCAGACCATGATTCTTTAGATAATGAAATTTCAGATTTACTTATGTATCTTGCCGCCCTTGCAAATGCGACAGATAGTGATATTGATTTCTAAAAAGGAGAAAAAATGAGTCCGATAAAAAGTTTTCTTAAAATTGAAAATACCAGAATTGGTATGAGAAATTTCGCAGGGCAGGAGAGGCAGTATAATGCTGCTGGAAAAAGGAATTTCTGCGTATTTATACCAGTTGAAGATGCTGAGGCTCTTCGTGCAGATGGTTGGAATATAAGATATCTAGAGCCAAGAGATCCAGAAGATCAAAGACAACCTTATCTCCCCGTCTCAGTGACTTTCGATTACTACCCAGCGGAGATCTGGATAGTTACCTCTCACAATAAGACGCGGGTAAAAGAAGAAGATGTTAAACTTCTAGATTGGGCAGAAATTCAAAACGTAGATATCACTATTCGTCCGTATAATTGGGAACAGGGCGGAAAGAGCGGAATCAAGGCGTACGTTAAGTCGATGTTCATCACTATCGTAGAAGATGAACTCGCGGAAAAATATCATAATGTTCCCGAGGGCATTTCGTCTGGCCCAGACTCTTTTGATGGCTAAGGGATTCAAACTTTTCAAACATCAAGAACTTGCGGTTAACCAGTTAAAAACCGGCTCCATCTTATGCGGTGGAGTCGGTTCTGGTAAAACCCTTACTTCTATTTATTACTATAAGAAGGAAGAGTTTCCAAAAGATCTTTATGTTATCACGACAGCACAAAAAAGAGATACACTTGACTGGGAACGCGAGTGTTCTCATTTCGCAATTTCAAGAGATAGAAAGGCAAGTTCAGATAGGGTTCAATTAACAGTTGATTCCTGGAACAATATAAAGAAGTACATAGCGGTAAAAGATGCGTTCTTTATTTTTGATGAACAGCGACTAGTTGGATCTGGCGCATGGGTCAAATCTTTTTATAAAATATCTAAGCAAAATAATTGGATACTACTTAGTGCCACTCCTGGTGATACATGGATGGATTATGTTCCGGTATTTATAGCCAACGGGTTTTATAAAAATCGGACGGAATTTATTAGAAGACATGTTGTGTTTAATAGCTTCACTAAATTTCCAAAAATTGATCACTATGTAGAAGAAGGGAGATTGATAAGATTAAGAAATTCAATTACTATAACGATGGAGTATGTCAAACCAACAGTTCAAAAGTTTGATACCATAATTGCGGACTATGATAAAGATAAATTTGATTTGGCTTTTAGAAAGCGGTGGAATCCATTTACGAATAAGCCAATAAAAGAAATAAGTGAATTCTGCTTTACACTAAGAAAAATTGTTAATAGCGATTTAAGCAGACTTGACATTGTTCGTGATATTTTATTAAGGCACAGAAGAATTATAGTTTTCTATAACTTCAATTATGAGCTTGAGATATTAAGAGAATTAAAGAAAGAAGTCGCTCTAGCAGAATACAATGGGCATAAGCATGAGGGCGTACCCTCGTCTAATAGCTGGGTTTATCTCGTGCAATACATTTCTGGATCAGAAGGTTGGAATTGCGTTGAGACTAATACCGTTGTATTTTACTCTCTTCATTATTCATATCGAATGATAACACAAGCAGCCGGAAGAATAGATCGACTTAATACACCATTTGCTACCTTATATTACTTTTATATAAGGTCAGAATCCCAGATAGACAGTGCTATTATGAAAGCTCTAAAAAATAAAAGAAATTTTAATGAATCCAAATTCGGTTCTTTAAGGGAGATAAATGGAAGAAGCTAAAAAGATAATAAATACTCTATTAGCCAGTTTACCAGATTCCATTCATCCGGATGACGAATCTTGGGATTGGTGCTGGGAAGAATTATCTGGAGATGCTCAAGAAGAAGTAAAAGAAGCAAGAAGAATTGCACTCAATTTCTTGAAAGGAGAAAAATGAGAACGCCTGAGCAAATAGCAAATTTGAGAAAAGTATTTACAGGAATGTATGGCCCAGTTATGTTATTTATGACTTCGGAGGATATAGATAGAATGGCGGACATGGTTCAAGAAGCGGCTATTGAACAGACTAAATGGTCATGGGAAATTAGAGTCAAAACCAACGAGGATCTTTCTAAAAAATGGTACGAGATTGAAAAAGAACCAAGAGTTATAAAATGCAGTCTTCGTACCATATCTTTGAAGATTGAAAAATTATTTCCCAAACACCCAAATATTGCAGGTGTTTTAATAACTGCTAAAGAAGACGAAGATTTAGTTTTTGAATTTGTACCACCAAAATAGTCCTTCGTAAAAAAAACATGTGTTATAATAGAAGAGAGAGGATGCCTAAAAGACATTCTTTCTTTTTTTGCTTAGGAGCAGAAATGGAAAGCAAATTTCAAGCTGATTTGATAAAAGATATTCAAGCTTTATTTCCTGATTGTATTATTTTGAAAAATGATCCCAACTATCTTCAAGGATTTCCAGATTTATTAATTCTTAATGGAGATAGATGGGCAGTCTTGGAAAGTAAAGATAGTTCAAATTCTAAGCGTCAACCAAATCAAGAGTACTATATTAATTTAGCTAATAAAATGGGAGCATATGGTAGTTTTGTATATCCTGAGAATAGGGAGCAGGTGTTAGATGAACTTCAACAAGCACTCTGATTTGGGAGAGCAACATGCTTTTCTTGGGGGAAGCAGATATCATTGGGTCAACTATGATGAAGAAAAACTTGATTCTGCTTATCTTAAATTTCGGGCTATTGAGAAAGGACTTCAATTACACGCTCTTGCCAAAAGTTTAATTGAATTAGGTATTAAATTACCCAAATCAAAAAGAGCTCTTAACCAATATGTTAATGATGCTATTGGATATAGGATGGCGCCTGAGCAGCCACTATTTTATTCTTATAATGCTTTTGGAACAGCAGATTCTATTTGCTTTCGAGAAAATCTTTTAAGAATACATGATTTAAAAACAGGCATTACTGCTGTATCAATGCGCCAGTTAGAGATTTATTCGGCATTATTTTGTTTAGAGTACGCTGTAAACCCAGTAGAGATCGGAATAGAACTAAGAATCTATCAAACAGATAATGATGTTTTCGTTCACAACCCCCTATCCGAGGATATTAGTTATATCATGGATAAAATAATACTCTTTGATAAAAAGATTGACAAACTTAAAAAGGAGGCGGAACGATATGGCTAGAGATTTAAAGCATTACGGCACTCCTCGTCGATCTGGTAGATATCCTTGGGGATCCGGCGGCACACCTAATCAAAGGGGAGAAGATCTTCTTGGTTATGTAAGCTCTATGAAAAAAAGCGGCATGAGTGAAGTAGATATTGCTAAAAGTCGAGGACTAAATACTAGTCAGCTTAGAGGTTTGATATCAATAGAAAACAATAGAAGAGATGCAGAACGTGCGGCAATGGCTTTTCGGTTAAAAGAAAAAGGGTATTCGTATGCGGCCATTGGAAAAAGAATGGGCATTAGCGATCACACTGTAAAGTCTTTACTTGATCCTGCTACCACTGAGAAGAATAAAATTACAGAAAATATTGCTAATTCTCTAATGGGCGAAGTAAATGAAAATAGATATATTGACGTTGGAGCTGGTGTTGAAAACTGGTTAGGAACTAGTGCTACAAGAAAAGATGTAGCACTAGCTCTAGCTAAAGAAAAAGGGTATAATGTTTATACCTTTCCACAGGAGCAACAAGGAACCGGAAAATATACATTAATGAAAGTTCTTGCTCCACCAGGAACAACAAAACAAGATGTTTTAAGAAATCGCGATAGAATTAAAACAATTGGTATAAATAGCGATGATGGTGGAAGAAGTTTTAATCATGAAGGACCTCCTGTTTTCGTTGATGGAAAGCGAGTATTTGTAAATTACCAGTCTAGTAAAGATGGAGTTATTGAGCTTCGACGAAATGTAGAGGATATCTCTTTAGGAAATAAAAAATATGCCCAAGTTAGAGTTGGAGTAGATGGCGATAAGTTCATGAAGGGTATGGCCATGTACAGTGATGATATTCCTGAAGGATATGATATTGTTTACAATACAAATAAATCGCGAAAAGATGCAGATAAGGTTTTTAAAAATATAGAAACTGAAGATCCCGATTATCCATTTGGTTCCGTTGTTAGGGCTAAGTTCTACTTAGATAAAGACGGAAATAAAAAACAATCGCCATTAAATGTAGTTGGCTCAAAAGAAGGTGCTGGCGAGGAAGGCTCTTGGAATGAGTGGTCCAAAAATATATCATCGCAAGTTCTTTCTAAACAAACCCCAGCCCTCGCAAAGAAGCAATTGAAATTGGCTTATGACTTAAAAAAAGATGAATATGATGAAATAATGTCATTGACCAACCCGGCTGTGAAGCAAGCTCTTCTTGGCCCATTTGCAGATGAAGCAGATGCTGCTGCCGTTCATTTAAAGGCAGCCGCTCTTCCTGGTCAATCATCAAAAGTTATTTTGCCTATCACCTCTTTAAAGGAGCATGAAGTATATGCTCCCGGATATCTTAGTGGAAGTCAATTAGCCCTTATCCGTCATCCCCATGGCGGAATTTTTGAAATTCCAGAAGTAACGGTAAATAATAAAAATAGAGAAGGAAAAAGAATACTTGGAGATGCAACTGATGTAATAGGAATGCATCCAAATGTTGCTAAAAAGTTATCTGGAGCCGATTTCGATGGAGATACTGTAATAGCAATTCCAAACAAAGCAGGCCATATTCAAACTTCCCCCTCTATAAAAGGTTTAATGGACTTTGATCCAAAGTTGTCTTATCCATATTATCCTGGCATGAAGGTTATGGATAAACGTAAAAAACAAATGGAGATGGGAAAAATTTCTAATCTTATTACGGACATGACCATAAGAGGCGCTAAGCCAGAAGAAATAGCAAGAGCTGTTCGACATTCAATGGTTGTTATTGATTCTGAAAAACATAAATTAAATTATGTTCAGTCATACTATGATAATAATATACCCCAGCTAAAGAAAAGATATCAAGGAAAAGAAAATGCTGGGGCATCAACGATCATATCAAAGGCTGGCGCCACAGTACGTCGTAATGAGAGAGTAGAGGTAAGGCCTAAGAAAGGTGATCCAAATTATACTGGCGATAAAGAATATGTAGAAACAGGTCGTACTTATTTTAAGACAAAATTTGTACGAGATCCAATCACTGGAAAAAAAACCTACATTCAGGGTGAAGGAAAGTTTCTTCCCAAACAAATAAAGACCACGAGGATGGCAGAAGAAAAGGATGCCTTTAACCTATCTTCAGGAACTAGGATTGAGAATGTTTATGCAGAGCATGCTAATGCTTTAAAAGCTTTGGCTAAAAAGGCAAGAGTATCTTTGAACAGCACGCCAAGTGTGAAATATTCTTCTTCTGCTAGAAAAGTTTATGATAGAGAAGTTGAATCTTTGAAATCTCAATTAAGACTCGCTTATAAAAACAAGCCCCTAGAAAGACAGGCGCAGTTAATTGCGGCAAGGATAGTGCGTGCTAAACGTAGATCAAACCCCAGCATGGATGAAGATGACTTTAAGAAGATTAAAGGTCAGGCGTTGATTGATGCGAGATATCGTGTTAATGCTAAGAAAAATAAGATAACAATTACAGACCGGGAGTGGGAAGCTATTCAAGCTGGGGCTGTTTCCCATAACGTTCTTTTAAACATACTTAAGAACGCCGATTTAAAAGAACTTAAGCAAAGAGCGATGCCCAGACTTTCTACTCCATTATCAACGGCTAGAACCTCACGTGCACGTGCAATGCGGAATGAAGGACATACCTTTGCTGAAATAGCAGATGCATTAGGTGTTTCTGTATCCGCTTTGCAGGAAGTTCTTGAGTGAGAAAGGATTGTAATTATGGACGATGATAATAAAGATTATGAATCTCTTAATAATACTATGTTAACAACAAGTGACAATCCTTTTAGTCCGTTTACGCAGTTTGATGAATGGCTGGCTTTCGACAATGAAAAGGGCTACGATACTTGTAATTACTTAGCTCGAATTGCTAAAACTTCAGATGAGTTAAGTGATGAGGATGAAGAGTTAGCAATTACCCGGGCCATAGATGAAATCGTTGAATTAAATATCTTAGGAATTTATAAAAAAGTAACTCCTAATGATTATGAAGATCAACCATCATCTGAAATATCTAAATAATATTTAGAGGTTATACCTAGGGGGGGTACTCGAAAAATACACCCCCCTTAAAAAT